GATGGCATCGTTCGGATGCTTGATCGCACTGGTCTGCTGCATGGATACAGCTTTAACAGTTGGTCCGATGTCGTCTCTTATGACGATACCTTTGTAGAGGAGTGGCTTGAGTCGCCACAAACATCTCTCTACTACTCTCTCCAGGTAATGCCTGACACCCTCCGCAAGGATGATGTCTCGTCCATTCTGGATGATGAATATAAAGACATCTTCGCGTTTGAAGAGGACGATGAATACTGTGTATCTTGCGCTGAGTAATGTCAAAGTATCTAGAAATTGTTGCACGTAAACGAAAGTGGACGCCAGTGGCTGTCGATAAAGGCACCCTGGTAGATGGGTCTGAAGAGGCCCTGTATCGAGCCCTATCCCTGCGCTGTCTTGAGATTCCTGTTAAGGACTTTCTCCAGCAAGGACTTGAGAAGGAGCTGCCCCCGATTCCGGGGGTGGCTGAGGCTCTGATGTCAAACCAACTGGATGAAGACAAACACGACCTTGGTCTTAATTACGTTGTTGCTGCTCATGGCAGCGACAGCAAATCTGAACGGGAGGCTGAGAAGATCAAGGCCACATGGCTGGCATCCCCAGAACATCCCCTACTTAAAGCATCGATCCTTGAAAGATCCGTCTTCTTTGTTCTGCTTCCCTTCTTCCGCTTCAACGGGGATGTGGGGATTAGGACCCTGGCAGCGGATATCTCGCGGGATGAACAGACCCACGTTGCCCTCCACGGCATGGTCTGTCATGACCTTGGGCTGAAGACTACCCAAAACCTTAACCGTCTCCGTAGGGCCACAGTGGCCTGGGTGATGGAACCACTCAAATCAAACGTAGAGAACAAGTGGCTCGATAAGGAGTTCTGGCTAAAGCAATCGGATTCGCTATATGCAAATGGCAAAGCCGAGGGCCTAGCCGATACGCAGCGAGCACGGATGCCTGCGTTCTTTGAGGCCAGTAATGTCAATTTACCCGCATATGGCTGACGCCCTTACCCCATCTGATGTGTTCGCTGGTGATGCACCAATCGCCAAGCTAGTCGAACAACTCGATGGTGCATTTCCACTTTATAACCCAAAACCAGATGACGACTTGGCCAAGATTATGTTCTTAGCTGGACAGCGGTCAGTCGTTGAGTTTATTAAATCAACCATTGAGGATTAAACCCATGTGCATGAGCACTCCCGATATGCCGGAAATGCCGGCTCCTTTGCCTCCAGCTCCTATTCCGCCTGCCGCTCCAGCTCCCCTCTCTCCTGATATGGGTCCCCCTGCTCCTACTCCCATTGTCAGGGATGCTGAATCAGGAAATGTCAAAGCCAAAAACTCCAAGCGCCGTGAGATCCAGCAACTCGCCCAAGGCACTGGCGCTCTTGCTATTCCCTTGGCCGGTGCCGGTGGAGGAGTTTCCAAGAAAGTAGGCCCTGGCCTCTCTATCCCTACCTGATAAATGAAAGAATCTGCCCAGTCTAGGTATCAATACCTCACTACAGACCGGGAACAGTTCCTCTGGATTGGCCGAGAAGCGGCCTACCTAACCCTGCCCTATCTCCTCACCGAGAATGGGCATACGGAAGGTGGGCCTCTCCATACTCCTTGGCAATCCGTGGGGGCTAAGGGTGTCAACGTGCTCAGCTCGAAGCTGATGCTGAGCCTCTTCCCAATCAATACCAGCTTCTTTAAGCTGCAGATCAATGATGGCGAGCTGAATACTCCCGAACTTCAAGACCCAAAGGTTAGGTCCGAGATTGACCTATCCCTGTCGAAGATCGAGAGGATAATCATGCAGCAACTGGGTGAGTCCAGTGATCGCGTGATGCTTCATGCAGCCATGAAACATTTGGTCGTCACTGGTAATGCCCTTGTGTATGCCGGGAAGAAATCCCTTAAAGTGTTCCCCCTAGATCGCTATGTCGTTAGCCGTGATGGCGATGGCACAGTAACTGAAATACTTACTAAGGAGATTGTAGATCGTAGTCTCCTCCCTAAAGAATTCCAAGTAATCAGCTCAGGTAATGATGTCAACTCCCCAGGAGAAGACGGACCTAAGTTTGGTGTGGCATCTGCAGGAAATAAAGGACGATCCACAGACGCGATTGTCTACACCTACGTTAAGTTGGAAGATGGTCAACATAAGTGGTATCAGGAGTGCGATGGTAAGGAGATCTCAGGATCTCGCTCTCAGGCTCCTATAAGGACTAGTCCTTGGCTTGTCTTGCGCTGGAACGTCGTGGATGGCGAAAGTTACGGTCGTGGCCGCGTTGAAGAGTTTATCGGAGATCTCAAGAGTCTGGAAGGCCTCATGCAATGTATGGTCGAAGGATCAGCAGCTGCAGCTAAAGTTGTCTTCCTGGTGTCCCCCTCAGCTACTACTAAACCACAGTCGCTAGCTAAAGCTCAGAACGGTGCAATAATCCAGGGCCGTCCTGATGATGTAGGTGTTGTTCAGGTTGGTAAGACCGCTGACTTCAGGACTGTTCAGGAGATGATCCAATCTCTGACACAGCGCCTGTCAGATGCCTTCCTTGTACTTCAAGTACGTCAATCGGAACGCACAACTGCGAGCGAAGTCCAAGCCGTCCAACAGGAACTAAACGAACAACTCGGTGGAATCTTCGGGAACCTAACTACCGAACTATTATATCCGTACCTACTTCGTAAGATCAGCCAACTGCAACGTAGTAAGTCTATCCCGCCTCTACCAAAGGGCCTCGTGATGCCTACTGTTGTGGCTGGTCTCAATGGCATTGGTCGTGGTCAAGACCGCGCAGCTCTGATCGAGTTCATTACCACCATCGGCCAATCGATGGGTCCTGAGGTAATGATGCAGTACCTCAACCCTCAAGAGTTCCTTAAGCGTCTAGCAGCTGCCAGCGGTATCGACTACCTGGAGCTTGTTAAGACAGAGGAGCAGCTTGGCCAAGAACAACAGCAAGCCCAGCAGCAGCAAATGATTGGAACCCTTGCTAGCCAGGCAGGACAACTAGCCAAATCACCACTAGCAGAACAACTTATCAATGGCCAACAACAACAACAACAACAACCAGCAGCCCCAGAGCCAGGGACGCAGCCGAGCCCGGAAGCCTGACGGTAAGTACCAAGGTGAAAACCCAGATACCCCTCAACTTAACGAAGCTTGGGTACCTACAGAAGTAGCAGAAGGTCTACCCAAAGAGATTGACTACACCATTAAACAGAAGATCTCTGGGACATCGCAGCCTACTTCCGGTAAGTATTCCAAAGACTCAAATCCAATCCGTCCAACGTTTGGCGGTGTAACCACCATTCAATACTAATATGCCTACTACCGTATTTGACCCCTCTGAGGGTATATCCATTAACCAACAATCAGCAGAAGCCACAGCCCTTGAGCAGGGTGAAAAGCTGGCCCAGATTGCTCAACAGGACCAGGATGCTCGTTGGGAACAGCAGTCCCGTGATCAGGAAGATGCTGCCCTTATTGGTGGTAAGTTCAAGTCACAGGAAGACTTGCTGAAGGCTTATGAGGCCCTACAAAAGAAGCTAGGCAACAAGGATGCAGAAGACGAAGAGGAGCCGGTGGAAGGCGACTCAGAGCCCGTAGAGGACACTTCCGAGGCGGAGAGTACCTCTGAAGCTGTATCCCTTATGAATCGGTTAGGTCAGGAATATGCTAAGAATGGCGACCTGTCTGAAGCCGATGTAGATCAGCTTACTCAGTTGGATAGCAAGGAGCTGGTATCAGCCTACATTGAGTATTACAAGAGTGGCCAGCAGAAAGCCCAAGTTCAGGCTACTACCGAATCCCAAGTGGCTGAGGTAGTTGCCTCTGTTGGTGGCAAGGAAGCTTACGCTGAGATGATCTCATGGGCTGTCGATAACCTTGAACAGGGAGAGATCGATAGCTACAACTCTGTTACCAACAGCGGTAACCCTGCTGCTATTAAATTTGCAGTAGAGGCGCTTAGTAATCGCTATAGGAATAGTGAAGGATTTGAGGCTCCCCTGGTATCTGGCCGCAAAGCGGATAGTGGCGTCAAGCCCTATCGCAGTCAAGCTGAGCTGGCTAGGGATATCGCCAACCCGATGTATCAGCAAGACCCTGCCTTCCGAGCTGACGTAGAGTCACGTCTTTCACGCAGCAAAGATCTCCTTTAATTAGTCTAAATATGCCCCATCTTCTAGCGAGTGTTGGTGGGGTTTGTAGTTGCAGTCATATACAAGTCCTTTTTTGATTAAACATGATTCCAATTCTAACAACTCTGTCCATTATTAGCTCATGGTATGGCCCTGGCTTCCACGGCCGCCGTACAGCTAATGGGGAACGATTCAATCAGAATGCTTTAACTGCAGCTCACAAAACACTCCCGTTTGGTACCAGACTCAAGGTCTGCTTCAGACGTTGTGCTGTTGTGCGGGTTAATGATCGAGGACCCTACTCTTATGGCAGGTCTATTGATCTCAGTAAACGAGCCGCTGATCTCATCGGGCTTACTGGCTCTGGTGTTGGGAAAGTTGCTATCACGCGACTCAGCTAAACCTAAATGGATAGGAGGCACCTCAGAGTAGGACCTCCTTT